GTGGAACTGGTGCCAGGATACAGCTGATTGGCGATTTGGTGATGAGGAAGAGAGAGATAGAGCTTTCTTCGGTGCATACCCGACAGCCATAGCACCATTGCAGCTGTTCACACCGCCAGTACTAAGATTGGGACCGGCTACTATCACAGGGTTCATTGACGGAGACTGGGAGAAGTTGGCCAACTATCAGGTGTGGACATTGTTCCCGTTTGGTAGGATGTTACGCGATGTGGCTGGTCCTTACAATGTGATTGAGAACCCGATTAGCATTGTGAACAAGGTGACAGGACTGCCCTATATCAAGTTCCACAAAGAGGCTCAAGAAGAGCACGACACCGGCCCCGGACCGAGAGGGCTGCTGTAGAAAAAAAAGAGGGGCGAAAGCCCCTCTACTGTTACAGCCACTGATCGTGTACTGTCCATTTGAACGTTTCACCATACCATTTCTTGGAGCCTTCTTCAATGTAAGCCTGAGCTTCGTACTCACCTAATTGGGCAGTATCATCTCCAGACATAATATGCAGTAAATAGTGCTCATTGTATACTGCAGCTGACCATGTTTCTTCTGAATCATCGGGTAGCTTTACTTCGATATCGTAAACAGTAGCACTACTCAAATCAGTTCCACAATCCACAATCAGATTAGTGCCCAGATCACCTTGGTAAATCTTAGACATTGTTCCTCCTATATAGTTAATCCGCCATCAGGGTAACCTAGGTCTTCCAGGCACAGATCTGACTTGGTATAAACTTCTTTGGTTATCGGTGATTTCACCATCTCGTTGATAGCTATGTCACTCCTTTTACAGAACTCCTTGGTAATGAAGGATCTTGCCGACACATTCGGCGAGATGGTAGAAACTCTGCATATGTCTTCATAGATGATCATTTGATGTACTTCTTTATTATCTTAGAGGCTCCCCTCATAACCTTCACTATCCCATCAGTAAACGAGAAGATGTTGGTTATGAACAAGAACCCTTTGTTTGGTGAGATGTTTAGGATCATCACGCCTCTTTCCTTCCACCATTGGAAAGATCATATAGTCTCCAGGGAGTGGAGCCATCGTCTTCGTATATTGTTATGGTATCACCAGCCCTAGTCACTCTGTTGGCAGTAAGCTTGTGCAAGTCATCGGTAAGCTTGAGCAAGTCATCGGTCAGATCGTTAACGTAGTTCTCGTTACCAGCGACCACATACCGCTCATCTCCGGTAAGCACAACGCTATCACAGATAAACGCATATTTGATATCCTTGTCATAGGTTGTGAAGTTGTACTTGTAGAATCCCGAAGCTATTTCGGTCATGTTCTGATCAGTTATAACCTGGCTATCATCAGACACTTTCCATGCATCTATCTTAGCCGATAACCCCGTCTTTGGTGAGCCATCCTCTGAAAAGTAGGCTGTTATATACATCCAATACCCCTGTTATTTAGTGTGCTCACCGCGTGAGCCCATAGTATCAATCTCTACATGGAAGTCAGCAGCTACCAAATAGCAATCATCATCGTATGTATCGTTTCCGTGTGTACCTTCTCTAGTGAGTGAGCACAGCATGATGGGGCTGACTCCGCTAGTAGAGCCAACATTGTCTTCAATATCTACATACATATGCTGATCTTGTGAGTTGGCTGGTATCGTCTGATCATGTGTGTAGGTAGTCTCCCCTGGGAAGTCATCCCCTTCATCAGCTAGAGAGATGGTAAGTATCCATCTGACTACACCAGCACCATTATCAGGCACCACATTATGGATATGAAATTCAAATGCTGCAGCTTGTTTAGCTTTGTGTGATATCTGACAAGAGAATGTGATTGAATTGTCCTGGTTCTTGGAGAATGCCAGCACTTCAGACCCTTTATAAGCTGTCCATGTTGGGGCAGATGACCCAAGCCTTACAGCGCCAAGTTGTATTTGCTGATCGTCCCATACTGACTCGACTAGTCTCAGTGTCTTACCAGATCCGCAGTCTATGTCCAAATCACTAGGAGCCACTAAATCTGCAGCTATGTTGAGTGCCGTTCCATCATGGCCAAAACAAGCATCATCTGATGCTCCGGCGTATAGCTTGTAGGTATCGGACTTTAGTTTGATGTCCCCTACATATCTGTTCATTCGTTTAGTTGCAAGTATCTGCATTGAACTACCTTTCTATTTGCTTTTATGTAGCGAATACAGAGCTTTAAGTCAATAAATCAAAAGGGGAGTGGTCGTAATACTCCCCTTCCAAGTGCTAACTTTTTCTCTTTTCTTTCAGTTTAGTCGATTATATACCCTCCTGGTAAATGAATCCCGACTGTACCAGTACACTCAACTGAGTGGCTATTTTATTCTCAGTCTGAGCATTCTTTTGGCCTATCTGATACCATAGTACCTCCACATTTGGGGCACCTCAATTTCTGTGTACTGGGCACTCTAGCCCAATCGCCACAATGCAAGCATATCAAAATATTAGAGTCTGTCGCCTTTTTTGTGGATGATTGCATTTGCACGTCCTCTTTTACATTGCTGGTCAACCTTGCTGATCCATTTAGTCTGCCCTTGTTTGTTGAGGACTGTGATATAAATTGCTCTATCATACGGCACCCTAATGCAAAGTTCATGTTTTTCAGTATCGTACTGAGGGATCTTGTGGAACTGTCCAGATCTACGATACCATTGATAGTAAGGAAGGAACTCGGACAGTATTCTCCATTTGAGATACCCAGTCCATTCCGTTTCGTCTTGCTTAGAATGCTCATCAACTACGAAGACTATGTACAGTACAGTATTGTCTGCTATTTCCTTAGCTTCTGTACCTATCTCTGATCCCAATATCCAGTTCTTAATAATCGGTCGCTTGCAATCCCACCAATCATCTAGTCTGGGGAATAGGCCTATACCATCCAATGACTTGGACTTGGTCCCTAAGATGTATCTATCTTCAACACTCACTAATCCTCCTTTAGTTGTACTTCTTCCTTCCTAACACTCAATTTGCCAAACACGTCCAGATCAAAATGCCTAAGCATTTCTTGAGCCTCGGTCATGTGTTCGTCACACTGATCCTCATCTGTGTAGCTGGCAGCCAACCAAGATACTATATTGCCATCTTCTACGGAAACAGCATCTACCCATACTTGATATCTCATAGCTTTGGTACTCCCTTACTAGCTGCTTTAAGCGCAGTAAGAAATATCTTATTAGACCTGTCCTTCATGGCTTGCAGCTGCTTCATGTGCCAATTCCAGTATCTGGCTGATGCAAGGATAGGCTCCTTTTCCGTTGCTATATCTATCGCACACGGGGATATCCACAGCTTCCGTTCATCTGTGAGCTCACTCTCTCTTATGTTTTCCATCGTTCCTCCGTTGTATAATCAATTTCAAGCACCCTAGCGGCCCCATAGAGACGTTATAATCTCAATTAGGTAGTCTAGGGTGCCTTAGAATTATAAGCTCTCTATGAGCCTGTTTTGGTTACCCTCTTGTTTGATTGTCTCATCGAATAGCGCAGACTTAATGAAGTAGCTCGAAACCTTTTCATTGATAGCCATACCGCTGAATGTAGGATCAGTTGATAAGGCATGAGTGAAGGCGTTGTAAACGTCCCATTCGGAATAGGTGCCTTTCGAATCGTCGGCATCTGTGTACAGGTTTTTCATGGTATCCACTACAAGGGCATTACCTAGATTCAGGTATTCTAACATGTTACAGAACCCAACCAAATCTACCTGATCAACAATCATACGGTTTACAGCGGCTTTCAGCCTGTCGAAACTATTGATCTTTTCAGTAATAACATCACCCAATTCACCCAGGTGTGTTTCCCAGTCATTGCCCATCATGTGGTGGAATTTGTAGTTTCCCAACAAGAATCCTATGTACATCCCATTTGAGCAGATTGTGCGGTACGCGCCGAACTTCATCCCGAAGGATGTCTTACCGTCGTACCCGTTCCAGATTTGTACAGTCATCAGGATAGGATGGCCATCATCAGGTATAAAACTAATACCAGGGAAGACATACTCCCTGACAAACTTCTTACCATTGAACATCTCCATGTCACCCATTTCGAAGTCGTGGTGACTCCTGTTGGGGATAGCCTCTGCTCGGTTGACCACTTCTTTGTTTGTCACTAGCTTATACTCTGGTGAGATGATACCTGAAGTAATGGGGTCATCATTCTCCGGGTAGACCATAACCACACGCTTTTCAACAACCTTACGGTTGTCTGCATACAGTGGTCGGACCTCGACTCTACTAAATGGATCTATGTTTTGTGTTCTTTTTGACATTACTCCTTCACTTTCTTTTTGGCAGCAGCCTTGCGCTTAACTATCGGCTTGGTTGCAGCTTTAGGCTTCGTTACCTTGACTTCTGCAGCTTTCAGTGCTGGATTCTCTATGCTACTCAACCAGAAGTCTATGTCCTTAGCGCTCATCACTTCATACTTGGAGTTAGACCAGACCCATGCAGCATTGGGGTAATCAGCCCGAAACTTGTGCAGCTTCTTGAGATCTTCTGGCTGATCAAGCATGGTCTCTTCTTCCTTGACTATCAGTCTGACATAACCCCTGAATATCCATAAGGATGTGGCCATGTCCCAGACTTTGCCTTTAGCGTCTTGCATCTTATACGTGGTTTTTCTTGCCATTCTTGCCTCCTTTAGGATCACCTAGGCTTAGCTTACTCATTACGTAGCCTCTGGTGAACTCATTCACTGTTCTCAACTTAATTATCAACGTCATGAACTCACTTGTAGTCAATGGCCCCTTGCGCCTGTTGCATCGCTTACAAATGATGCTAAGGTTCTCTATGCTGGAAGAGCCGCCCCTAGACAAAGGGATCTTATGGTCACAGCTTGCATTGTGGACTGTGATCATGTCGCTACAAAATTCGCATGGTTGCATGTATTCTAGGAATAGCATGTTCTCTATTTCACTGGTTGTTGGTGGAGCACAATCAGGATCTCTAGTCTTGAGTGATTGTCTCCAGTTGCTGATTTTCCTTCGTACCTTCAGGTACATTCTTTCAGCATGATTCTTGTGAACAGCCTTAAGCATCGGAATCCAATGCTCGTACTGTTTCGATCTACGCTTCTTTTTCATTGTTGGTTATTCCTAGGAACAGTCCTATGGATATGTTCCCTATGTTTAGTGTTAGTGAAGTGGCGGCACACTCTGGTGAGTTCTGCATACTAAGATAGAAGGTTACATAAGAAAAGATGGTAAGAAACTTTACCCCCTCTTCGTTACATCCCCAGTCAATGAGTCTGCTCATTTCTTTTCTTCGTAGGTGGTTACTTCTTTCATTTCTAACTCCTTTTTGCTATTGATTGTCTTGCTACCAGTGCTCCAGGCACCTTGCCACCTTGCATAATACTGTTGCGTATAGCGGAGATATTAGGCTCCCATACCTCTGGGTCAGGATACTTGCGGTATTCCTTTGGTATCTGATCTATGTCAATAATCCTGGCAGCCGCCCACTTATCGCTCAACTTGAAGGTTACCTTATCAGACTTGAATACCCCATCCTTACCAGCTGATCTGATGATCTGGGGGAGTATGATCTCGTATAGATAGTTCTTGGTCCTGATAGCAGCTTTCTCGCGACTGATTAAGCGCTTCTTCTCGTCGTCCAGCACCTTTTTCTCAGCCCCTATCACTGCAGTGACTCTATCCAGGTCGAGCAAGAACTTGTTGACGCTATCAGCCTTGCGCTCTATCCTGGTTATCAGGTTGTCTTGTTTGGTCCGGAGTTCCTTCATCTCAATATCATCGTCACAGATAGACATCTCTTCTACGATATCAAGTAGTTCCAGGACCAGTTCGTTTGTTGTCATTTCGTCCTCTTTAGTCTAAAGTTTGGTTGCCACTCTAAGTCTATATTATCAAATAACCTGCCATGAGTAGCCTTAAACATCTCAACGTGCCTGATTGGCTGGTTCTGTTCGCCCCATATGCCAATTAGCTTTCTGGAGGCGTTCTCTATCGCCCCTGCACCTTTACCAGAATAGATATCAATACCATTCCTAGCATTCTCTCTTGATACCTGAGACAATTGCAAGACAATGATATCCTCTGTTACAGCTAGATTACTTAGGGCGTGACTTACCTCTCTGATCTGTTCGTACTCTCCCCTGGCACTACTCTCAACTAGGTCGATGTAGTCGACGACTACTAACGCAGGTCTGAACTCACGCACCTTGGCCATGATCTCTGGCACTGTTGGTGCTGTAGCTTGGACAGCTATGTGGCGCACCAAGTGACCATAATCGCTTTGCAAGGATTTGAGTTCTGCAGCGTTAGGTTCATCGTTAGATGTCCCGGATACCATCATCAGGTTACGTAGATGCATATACCAAGGAGCTAGTTCAAGTGACAAATAGAGAGTAGGTAGTTGTAGGTTTTCATCGAAATAATCCTCATCGAACATGTAGCCCAGGGCTAGTAGTTCGGCGAGTGTCGTTTTGTTTGATCCTGTTGGGCCCATTATGGTAACTAGATCACCTGGGTATGCTCTGCACTTATCTTCCAAGCCAAGCATAGCACCGATGTCTAGTACTCTTCCTGTGAAATCAGTAGTCATCCTTTCGGTTAATTTCTCGTGCAATTCATCGGCATTGAACACATCAATCATATAGTTCTTCCTCCTGTAGTACATGCATCTGGTATTGCAATGCTCGCTCATCACCTTGTCCTTGCAGCTGTATCTATACCCTTTCCTGTAACAGTCGCGAACCTTTTCTTGTATTTCAAACGGTTCCATACTGTTATTGTTCCAGGCTAATAATGCGGCTTCACACGAGGCTGATGGTATCCCATGTCTCCTGAAGTGGCTAATAATTCTCAATGCAGTCTCATGCCTCGTCCCTTTTATAGGGCCTCTATTAACCATCTTCTGGATACATGGAGCTATATCAAGTGGTTCTACAACTCGAAGGGCTGGTTTGTTCTCGGGTACAATTTTGGTTATGTGCTTTTCTAGCTCACCCTCACCAAAGAACTCCTTGTATTTGAAGTCTTTTCTGGGTTTCTTGGCTAGTCCCCTGATCTCTTCTGGAGTCAATTGGCACAGTTCTGAATAGCTGATAGGTATCTTGTACAGGCCAGTCTTCTGGTTGATAGAGTGAGCTACCCTGTACAATCCCGTCCTGATGTAGATCCTTTGATCATAGTCATCAATCAGATTGCCTACGGTGGTCTTGACAATGAATGGTAAATCAGTACTAGGTTCGAAGTTAAAACAAGCACCATGCACTAATATATGATATCCAGTTCCACTAAAATAAGGTTGCAAACTCTCTTCGGTTAATCCCAATTCAAACAATTGGTTAATTACGCCAACAGCCCTAAGCTTACATGTCTCATTAGTATCCCTGCCCTTATCAACGTCTATCAGTACATTGTCGATAGATCTGATACCAAAGTACTGCCTCAGTGATCCATTGGATTGCACATATTGTACAGCGTCCTGATCATAGAGATAGGTTGATCTGTACAGTTGTATGTCTGGTTTGATTAGTTTAGGTAGATCACTCTTAAGAGCAAGCCGCCCCCTTTGGGAGGTGGCGGCTACTGCTACTTCAATGTGATCAAACTTACATTCGCTCTTCTTCTTCAGAGCTAACCTTTGCTGATCCCTCACTACTACTAGCTCCTTCCTTATGCGTCTCATCTTTCAGATAGCCTTTAGCCTGCTGAGCATTCACAAACTCTTCAAGCTTCTTCTTGCCATCAGGTGTATTTGGAACAACCAGATTGCAAACCTTAGCGTAACATTTGTCGCGCTTCTTGTTGTATCTATTGTACGAAAAGACCAAAAGGTTGGGTTCGGGAGGATTGGGGAACTTGCCCTCGCTGATGTACTTCTTGATCTCTGCAATAATATCTGATATTGCATTACCATTCTCGTCCTCAAATTGGGAACGAATATCAATACCACCCTGGAATCCAATGGCATCAAAGAACCAGTACATATCACGAATGAAGATGTTTTTCTTCAAATCACCCGAAGCATCATATTCGTAATTACCGGCTAGATCCATCTTGATGGGGTACTTAAGGTCATCACGACTGAAGTGAATCTCCCAGATACAATCAGCATCCCACCCAGGGATTGTCCCTGTTTTGGGTACGATGTCTGCGAAATATACCGGCTGATAACCTAGCCAATTAGCTCCTTGTCCGCCCTGAACGGGTGCGTCTCTTCCAATGACTGTCATTAATTGTTCTCCTTGGTTTGTTTGAAGTCTATACTCATCTCTGGGCCTGCTTCTTTTGCTATGCTAGAGTATTGGTCTGCTGTTATAGTACTATAGATAGAACTTGCCTCGACGTTCTTAGCAAATTGAAGCCAGACATAATCAATTTCGTGTGATCCCATGTCCTGGTCTATTAGCTTGAATCCTGCTAACCCCATCAGGTTACATATACAAATAGGGGCTCCCCCATCCTTTTTGTTAAAGACAATATTTGAGTACACTATCATTCTGTTTCCTCCTAAACAATTTCTGTACTTACCTCTACATGGAACTCAAACATCGTCTCAAGTTCTTTAATGAGCTTGTTACTAATGTCTGATGGGCAGACACCATATTCTGGTTGGTAATCGGCCCATACCTCAAAATTGCTCTCGCGAGTATAGCTATCGTCATGTTTGAATCCGGCCAATCCAAGCGCGTTGCATACTTTGTAGCGATCTGAATTGTGGGCAGTCTGCGCCTTTACGGTAATCCTAATCATTTTCGGCTCCTTCTACTCCAAATGTTTTGATGTGTTCGTCAATTACTTGATAGTCCCAAGGCAGACTTACTCCGGTCAATGCCTTCTTCCTAGATCCGATGATAGCCTCGCCTTCATTCTGAAAAGTAATGGTATAGTCTTTGCTGTTGGTCTGCACATAGCCAATGAATGTACTCATGCCAGCCAATTTAGTTACCATACCACCAGGGAGGCTAGGCCCCCTTTGTACCTTACCATCAGTTATACTGGTCTGTTTCGCATGAGATAGAATCAACAAACAGCCGCCTCTTTGTTTGACAACGATGTCCTGGAAGTGGGTGCACAGTCTATAGACCATATTCCTTGCCATAGCCCAATCATTACCAAAGTCACCACCGCCCATCTCGGCAATTTCCAGTCTCCTGCAAGTTTCATCCTCACACCACTTGTTTAGCAGATCAACTGTATCTAGCACTACAGTATGATACTGTTCACCTTCAGTCCGAATCCACTTCTTTATTTCGGACATACTGAAGACTTCAATAGGTTCTCCATCATTCATGAATCCTCGCTCTAAAGGCGGGATTACTTCTTTCACAGTTCCTCCACTTGGTGAAGGTATTAGATTACCCTTGCCGTCCAACTTATCACGCTTAGGGGCATATAAGGACTGTACAATCAGTCTGTTACATTCGATATCATCTGCACCGTAATCGGTGTCAATGATTAGCACTCCATCTGATCCTGATGGAGAGAACGATGATGCTCCTGTAGTCTTTCCATGTTTGGGGAGGCCATAGACAAGTCCTGTACATGGGAACAACTTGTTATGGTTGGGAATTACCTTCTGAACATTGATGTCCATATCAGTTCCTTTCTGTAGATATTGATATTCCTGAAGTTGACTAGAATGACTTACAATATACACATTTCTAGTCGTTTAAGCAAGGTTGAGCCCCAAATTACTCTTCCGTGTCTGAAAAGAACTCACCAAACCTCAAGTTAAATATACGAAGCTTCTCCTTTGCTTTTTCTAACTCGGTTTTCTGTGCTCTGATGTTCTCTTCCAGAGTGCTGATAACAGACTCTTTGCTGAACATGGCAAAGTCACCGTCTGATGGAAGCAGCTCAAAATTGTCATTACCTGAAGAGTAGTCGAGGAACTCGACCTTGTTATCAGATATATAGGCAATCTGGATGATAGGCATCTTCTCGAATGGTATAAACCCAGTAATAACACCCAAATAGATGTATGGCCCACTGTATGTAGTTTTGTACAAGAGCCTGATTGGATCTCCTATTTTGAACTTGTCGATCTTAGTGACGCCAGATATCTCAACTTCAAACTTGTTCCCGTTCATTTCTACGATCTTGGTAGTAGTCACTTGTTCATCGATTGTTTGTAGCTCTGTCATGATCTCTCCTTTGGGTTTTAAAGCCCCTAGCATTGTCACCAGAGGCTTGTAATTGTAATTAGGTATATTGGGTTAGCTAGAGATTATAAGCTCTCTGCGGGCTTGTTTGAAGGTACTATATCTGTTATTTTGTGGTATTGTCGGCTGTTGTACTGGCCAATGGTCATGCCTATAGTGCATGTGCTCCAACTTTCCCCCCCTCCTACCAGATCTAGAACCTTCTTGCTTTGATTAGTTTTGACAGTGAACTTCTTGTTATATATCGTGACTATGTCACCTGGAATCAGTATGTGATTGTTCATTGTTGTCTCCTTGATCTTTACGTAACCTTTTGGGTTGAGTACTTCTGGTTCCCCACCAACCTCGATAATAATTGATGGAGAAATCATATTTAGAAGAATACCCAATTCACTATCCAGCCACTTCATTATTCCCTTTCCAGTCTTTGAATTTCACGCTCAACATACCAAGTAGCCTTTTTTAGGTCTTCAACCTTGTCAGTATGATTGTTATGTTTCAAGTCAGCCCTCCAGACATACTTCAGTACATTTCCTAAATTGAATCCCATGTGTTCTGCAACTGTAATGCATTCGACACCACTGGGATGACTAGTATAGTGTGTTGGATGATCTACTTTATCCATCACTCACCCCCCGGCCATTCGAGCACGGCGGTAATGGGTGTAAGCCCATTGCCATAGTTGTAATCACCAACAGTAATGCCGATATCCCGTGAATGGATTATCCCACTCTTACACGCAAAAAACAGCCTATGATTGCCAGTGTAGATTCGATACTCGCTTTTATTGCCCGATGGTGTGGTGATCTCCACCACCATCCCTGGCACCAACACCACATCATCGAGGAAGGCGTGTTTGTCGACAATACAGAGCCCGCCACAGTACTGACGCCAGCCGTGTAACGCACAAGTACCCCAACCCATTGCATCCTCGTTCATAAACATCGCACAATTACCACAGTAGCGGGTATCGGTGGGTGCGATATCGGGGCGGGGCTCAAGGCTGGCATGCCAGCCGGAGTACTCCGTGGCTTCGAATGGTGTTGGTCTACCCCATTGTTTGGTGTATGCATCGCCAGAGAGTATTGGCTTGTGATTGTACCAATACCATGCACCGTTCGCATCCATTGCCAACCACTTCGCCCCTCTCGGCGCATCGTCCCAGCTCGGCTTCTCGATCATCGATCACTTTTTCACCAGCTCCATGTCCGGTGCTACTTCAGCAATGAACTGGGTGAGGGGGATCTCGGTGCGTGTAGTGGTGAAATTATCAAGACCAAAATTATCATCGAAAACAATGTATTTAGGATGATAGCCCTTTTTATCATCGTTCTTTTTCAACACCCTCAACTTATTGTCACTCATATTTTCCTCCTTATATAAAACCCACCCCGTTTCCTGGCAGGGAAATTTATCCTCGATACTTCGAATATCAAAGAACGGGGGCGGGAGATAGTTGGTTTTGCTATTTAGTTTCTCGTTTCCATTCGCCATTGTCGTCTACTCTGATTTTACCAGTCTTTGTGACATAAATTGACATGCGATGGCCATCTTTATGTTTCGGTGTCTTAATGTGAATGACTACCCAACCCTTCTTTTCATCAGAACAGCACCGTGTGATAGTTGCGGCACCATATTCAAATCCATAGGTCGTCTCTTTAAAGTGCATCACTCACTCCTCCGTGTGCTTGGCTATGAGGGCACGGATAGCATCTTTAAATCTTGGGAATTGAACTCGTGCATCCTGCTCAAATTCTCCCACAATAGGCCACTCGTCTAATGCTTTCTCCAGCTCTCCCACCGACACACTGGGTGCGGGGAGAGACATCAACCACTCAAGCAGCTTGCCCAAATCAGGCCACACATCAGGCTCGTTGTGTGCGTCCTGCCATAGCTTGCTAGCCTCTATCATCCGTTTGTGCTGAAGCTCAAACAACGCGTTTAGTTCTTTATTGTCAGCTTTCAGTGCTTCAATATCTGGTACATTCTGTTCCTT